CGGATCATTTACAAGTGACCAAACAACCTTAAATACAGCTACAGTTAGTGCAACAGTATTAAGAGGTGCTCGAACTAGAGTTACCTCTATTCAAGGTAGAGGAGAAGCAGGTTCTGTTTTACTTTTGCATGATGTTGATAATGCATCAGATGTAGCAGCAGGTAATTTAAAAGCTACTTATAGATGGGAAACAGAAGGCATACAACTCTATATTCCTGGCTCGGGTATCGTATTTAAAACTGGGGTTTGTGCTACTCTAACTCAAACAAGTGGAGTAGACGGAAGCGTTACACTTACCATTACTGGCGCGTAAGGAGGATAAATGGCTACTTCGGGAACTACAGCCTTTAACCCTTCAATTGATGAGATTATTGAAGAAGCGTATGAAAGAACAAATGTACGCGGTACTCGAACAGGTTATCAATTAAGAAGTGCTAGGCGTTCATTAAATATTCTATTGTCCGAATGGGGCAATCGTGGGGTTAATCTTTGGAAAGTTAAATTAGGAAGTGTTCCTTTAGTAGAAGGACAAGCAGAATATAATTATACCAACGATGCTACAAACTATCCAACTGACATCAGTGATATATTAGAAGTTTATGTCAGAAACAATACAACAACTACAGCTCCTGTAGATACAGCCTTAGATAAAATAGGTAGATCCACTTATTCAGCTTTACCTAATAAATTAGCAAAAGGAACTCCTTCACAGTATTATTTTCAAAGACAAAGGTATGTATATAATCCAGCGGGAACAGTAACCTCTTCTCCAAATTTATTTTTATATACAACACCTAGTTCTAGTTTTTCCGGAGCAAGTTATTTAGTTAATTTTTATTATATGGGAAAAATAGAAGATGCAGGTGCTTATACAAATACTTCCGATACAATATTTAGATTTTATCCAGCCTTAACTGCTGGATTAGCTTATTATTTAAGTATGAAATACTCACCAGACAGAACAGCAGATTTAAAATTAATTTATGAAGATGAAATGCTTAGGGCCATGAAAGCAGATGGTGAACAAACATCAGTTTATATTACGCCACAAACATTTTATGGAGATGGAGTATAATGGCCGGAGTTTTTGCTCAAGGTAGAAGATCAATGGCTATTTCTGATAGATCAGGAATGGCATTTCCATACAGAGAAATGGTTAAAGAATGGAATGGTTTTTTAGTTCACTATTCTGAATATGAACCTAAACAACCTCAATTAGATCCACGATTCCATGGTGGCGATCCTCAAGCATTAAGAAATGCAAGACCTCAACCAGCCGCTAAAACAAGTTTAATTATGTTAAGTAATAATCCTTTTGAAACTATTAAATATGGAGGAAGTACTTTTGTAAATGTCTATTCAATTGATCATCAAAGATCAACGAGTGATACAGTAAGATTCAGAGGACCTCCTCTAGTGACTGCCACAGGTTCTGGTGGAGCAGACACAAAAAATTTACAACAATTTGCCACGATACCTACATTTGATAATGTAAGTGATATTAGTGCAGCAGCTGGATTTACCATTACAGTTGGAAAGAAAAATTCAGACGGTAGTGTAACTACTGCAGCAGGTACTTTAGGGGAACCAGAAAATTATTTTTATTTTACAAGTACAAGTACAGCAACAAATGGTAGTGTAAAAGGAGGCGGTGATTATTGTTCAGCAGGGCCTGTAACTTTATCAGTCGTAAACGAATAATATGGCATATAGTTTAGCAAATTTACAAACAGACATTAGAGGCTACACCGAAGTAGGAAGCACTGTTCTGAGTGATAGTGTTTTAGAAAGACTTATTAAAAACGCCGAACATACTATTTTTAGAGCGGTCGATGTGGATGATGAAAGATTTTATTCTACTTCAAACTGTATTATTGGAAATAGATACGTGAGTGTTCCGGCTGATTGTCGAGTCATTAGATATGTTCAATTATTAAATGATAATGTGAGTCCTAATATTCAAGTTTTTTTAGAACAAAGAGATACTAGTTTCATGGCGGAATATTACAACACACCTTCCACTGCATCAACTTCTCTTCCTAAATATTGGGCTAATTGGGATGAATCCTATTGGGTGGTTGCGCCTACTCCAGATACAGCTTATGAAATCACTATGGCTTTCAATAAAGAACCTGTAAGTCTTACAGATTCTAGCGTATCCACAACAGGAACTTACATATCTAATAAATATCCTGATTTACTTTTGTATGCATGTCTGGTAAATACATATGGATACTTGAAAGGTCCGCAGGACATGTTACAATATTATAAAGCGGCCTATAAAGAAGCTTTAGAATCGTATGCGATCGAACAAATTGGTCAAAGACGCAGAAGCGAATATGGCGATGGAGTCATTCGCGCTCAAATAATCTCAAAATCTCCATCAAGTAATTAATTATTAAGGAGATAAAAAAATATGGCAAACGTAATACCTTTCGCATTCCGGGGACAGTTATTCTCGGGAACACATAATTTTGCATCTGGAGGAAATCAGTTTAAATTAGCACTGTATACTTCAAATCCATATGATACATCGAGTACTGTGTATGTATCTACAAATGAACAAAGTTCAGCTTCTAGTAGTAATTATACTGCTACTGGAAATGATTTAGGTAGTAATGCAGTAGTTTCAACAACAGCAGTTGCATCTTGTGATTTTGCGGATAGTGAATGGACAGATGCAACAATCAGTGTGGCTTTTGGAGCAATCTATGATGAAACTGCATCAAATAAATTATGTGTAGTGTTAGATTTTAGTGGAACGAAAAGTTGTACCAATGGTACATTTAAAGTTTCTTTCCCTAGTCCGGCAACAGCGGCAGATGCTATCATAAGCATGGCTTAAGGATAATAAAATGGCTTTGGTAATAAATGACAGAGTAAAAGAAACCAGTACAACTTCTGGAACAGGAACCTTAAATTTAGCAGGTGCTGTAAGCGGTTTTGATACTTTTGTTTCTGGTATTGGAACTGGAAACACAACTTACTATGCAATTTTTGAACAAGGAACTGCTAATTGGGAAGTTGGAATTGGAACAGTAACAGATGCAACACCCGATACTCTTGCTAGAACTACTGTTATAACTAATTCGTTAGGAAATACTGATAAAATTAATTTCGGGGGCGAGACTGCGGATGTATTCTGTACTTTACCAGCAAGCAAAGCTGTTTATTTAGACGCAAGTGGAAACCCAGTAGGAGCTATAGCTAGCCTTGTTGCGGATACCAGTCCTCAATTAGGCGGTGACCTAGATTTAAATTCACAAAATCTGGATTTTCCAACAGTTGCAAATATTTCAGACTGTCTGGATGAAGATGCTATGGGTTCAAATAGTGCAACAGCACTAGCAACACAACAATCAATCAAGGCTTATGCCGATGCCCAAGGTGAAACCTTCCCAACTTTTACTTCAACAACACCGAGTACAGTCACTAATGATTTAACTTCTTTGGTGATCGCAGGAACTAATTTTGGTTCTTCCGGAATTCCCGCTGTAGAGTTTCAAGCTTCAACAGGAGTGATCACCGCTGCAAGTTCAGTGGTTAGAGATTCAACAACACAATTAACCGTCGGATGTACTTTACCAACCGATGGAACTTATTTTATAAGAATAGAATTAAACAATGGACTCGCGGTTCGAAGTACAACTGCCGTTCTTACCGTTAGTGATGCACCCGTTTGGACGACAGGCGCGGGTTCATTAGGTACGATTGCAGGAAATTTCTCAGGAACGGTGGCAACCGTAGCGGCAACGGGAGATACAGTAGCTTTTACAGAAACCACAGATGTTTTAGAAAATGCGACTTTAGCAAACTGCTCGCTTAATTCTTCAACAGGTGTTATAACAACATCAGATTTTGGTGGCTCAGATACGGAAGCAACATTATTTACATTTACGCTTCGAGCGACGGATGCGCAGGCGCAAACGGCGGATAGAGAATTTACTTTAACGTCTAGCTATGATATGGACGGAGGAGGACAATTTAATTAATGGCTACTACAAAATTATATAGAACTTTTGGTACTCCTACGAATTTAGATAAGTGGACTTGTTCTGTTTGGCTTAAAAGAACTAAAACTGCTTCAGAAGAATTTATATTTGAA